ACAAGTAGCATCGAACTCATCGGTGGGAAGTATGGTTGAGGTAGTGGAGAGTTGGTTCTCTCCAGCTGACCAGTGTGGACCACAGTAATTACCGTGGTATCGCATATTTGTTATGCGAGGCAAACCATTCTATAATCCTCTACTCTTCACCTATGTCGACCAACATGAGATCTATTAATCTCGGAAAGTTGGTGACTGTGGTGAGAGTTGTGGCTATCTTAAGTGAATCAGCAAATTCACTTTCGACTTGGTCGACAGTATATCCATAGCGTTCATAAAAGAACGCCTCTGTGGCATCACTACACTTGTGACGCTCAGATGTATTAATTTTGTATTTACTTTCTTTCGTACAATAATTAATATTTTGGGTATACTTGAGAAATTTCAAACAATAAGGTGCATATAATCGAAGCACGGGTATAGCTTCGAATTCCTGTTTTGCGCCTAGCAACATTCCTTTAACCTCGCCGGTCTTTAATTTATTTAAAGTCCAGCCAAGTTTCGGCAGTCGCCTGCCTATTTTAGGTCCTAAAATATAACCATTTTCAACGGGCCAAAACAAACTCGAGCAAAACTCGGCTTGTGACCATTCGTCGTGTATTTTCATAGTTATTTCATAACCTAATTCAAGGTATATTGCCATCATGTGTTTGCGTAATGAATCTTTTAAATGTTGGGATATTCTACCCGGTAGAACGATCAGGTTATCGTCACCTAATACAACCATGCGCATATGCTGGTGTTTTGTAGTGAGTTTAAGCCTGGTCAAAGCATTACGTAAAACATAATCGGCAGTGGTTCCGTTGACCAACGAGTTACCACAAGACGTATTCGCATCCCCGCTACGTCTCGTGTAGTTTACACGGTATTTAACACCATGCATTGAATAACCGCTGGTTACAGCACCACCTCCTAATGCTTGCCAAACGTTGGGATGGTCTCTCGCTCCCGCAGCTTGGTAAAATAATTTCTCAAATTCGATGCTATCCTTTCCTTGATGAGCATCATATCGACTATGGTCAATTTCGATGATCGTTACTTCATCGTCACCGAATTGACCACGCCACTTACCTAAATCTTCACCAGTCAAACCGCTAGTGTAACAGATGCGTTCCTCGATATTCCATTTGTTTGCAAGTAGTTTGCCAAATACTCGCATCCAAGGTGCTAAGGCGACATTATATTTGTCATTCGCTGCTTGGATTATTCTGGGATCGAAGTCAACAACATTCTCAACTCC